GGTTGCGTTAACGTAACTGTTGGATACAACGCTGGCACCTGTTATAGCACCACTTGCACTGAACTGTGCTGTGCTGATACCAGTATTGCTTACAAGATAATTAACCTGCACAGTTCCGGCAGCATTAACACTGCCACCAAAGAATGCACCATTAACAACGCTTAATCCACCTGCATTGATGTTTCCAGCAACACCAATTCCACCAGGACCAGTTAGAACCAGAGAACCTGTTGTGGTGCTGGTGCTGGCAATATTACCCAGCAGTGTGATGTTACCAAAGTATGCTGAACCCCAACGGAAACCAGGGCTGTTGGTGGTAAATGGATTGGCAACATTGGTGATATTTTGAACACCTGGTTGCACATTGGTGATGTAAATCAGGTCACCGCTGGTATTTTGCCTACCCAGGAAGGCATAATCGCTTTCATTCTGCAGACTGTCATAGTAGTTGATAAGCAGACCGCGATCATAGCCATCATTGGTGACCAGTGCATTTCCTTCTACCCCTGTACCAACACCAATGACGGGATTTTCCACGTTTAGTTCATCGGTATTAACAGCAACGATGTTGCCGCCTACAGTTAGATTTCCCAGAATGCTGAGGTTTTGTAAGAACTGAGCATTGCCCTGAACGTTTAGGTTGCCTGCAACACCAACACCACCAGAAACCGTTAGAGCACCTGTACTATAACTGGTACTTGCTCCTGTGCCTGTGATTTGTACAGTGGTGTTTGCTACAACAGCATTGATGTATGCTGTACCGCCTGTGTTAAGAGTGGTGCTGGCATATAGTGTGCTGGCGTTTACACCTGTGTTACTGGTGATGTTGTTGGCGATTAGGCTACTGGCAAAGTTTGCAGTACCTGCCTGAACAAACATGCCACCTGCAACGATATTGGCACCATTGCGGATAGTAGCAACACCATTTACATCAAGTGTCGTGGTAGGTGTAGCAGTTCCCAGACCCAATCTGTGGTTGGTGTCGTCCCAGTACAACTGAGCATTATCTTGGGCAAAGCTTGATGAACCAGCAAATATAATGCTGCCCTGTGTCCAACTTGTGCTGGCATTTGTACCGCCATTTGCATAGGGTAGGATGCCACTAACGTCACTGGTCAGTACGACCTGACTAAAGGTGATGCTTGTACCGTTGCTACGCAGTAGGGTATTTGCTGCACCACTGGTCCACTGTGGAGAACCTGTTACACTGGTAACGAGAGCACTGGTAGCAGTTGAACTCAGTAGGTTCCAATTATTAGAAGCACCACCAACCAATAACTGATATTGACTGATGGTATTTTGACCTGTACCTCCATTGGCCGCTGCTAGTGTATTGGTAACACCATTAACCAGATCAACCTTGCTGAATGATAGAGCACCACCACCTGCACCAGGAGTTAGATAGGTGTAGGGTCCGCCTGTAACTGAGGTTGGGACACCACTGTTGTTGAACACCACAGCAGCATTGGTACTGCTGGTCACCGAAGTCATTACCAAGCCATTCGCAGTTGTGGCAACCAAAGCACTGCCACTGAATACTGCGGCGTTAGTACCGCCATTTGCTATAGGTAGAACACCGGTAATATCAGCAACTGTTACAGTCCCCCAGGTAGGAACACCGCCACTTACTGTAAGTACAGTTCCTGTGCCACCGATAGCCAAACGACTCAGGGCAGTTGTGCCACTGGCATACAGAATGTCGCCAACTGAATATGAATTCTGTCCGGTACCACCATAGTTGGGTGCAATTGTAGAAGCCTGCCAAGTACCTGTAGTGACATCACCCAGTCCATTAATTACAAATTGAGGGGTACTAGAACTGTTATTAAACTGTAAGAAGTTACCTGCCGTGGCATTAGCCGTGACTAAAACACCAGTTTGATTGGCCGCGGCTTGTATTCCCAATTTTGCTGCAGTTGTGGTTGTACCAATAGCAATGTTTCCACTAACTGCCAGACCATTAGCAGGACCGGTTGATGAGCCAGCATAGGTTCCAATAGCAACACTACCATTAACATCCAAGGCATTAGCTGGAGTAAGTGTAGCAATACCAATGTTACCACTCTGAGTTACTACCAGAGTTGGTGAGATTTGATTCTGTGTGGCAAGATAGGCATAAAGACCAGTATTGCTATAGCCGACTACAGCCGCATTTCCTGTTGGGGTGTTATTACCCACATAGATTTGGTAGTCACTGTCACTTTTGGTGGCGAATCGGGCTACAGTAGCAGTGCTTTGAACATCTAGAACATAATTTGGAGTTGTAGTACCAATACCGACATTTGGAGCAGAATAAACAAATGTGCTGGTACCACCAAAGCTTGCAGGACTTCCGCCATTATTAAACTGTATACTATTAGTGGTACCACCGGGCGGTGTAGAGTAACTAGCGGCACTGGTATTCTGGAAAGTTCCATCGGGGAACATGATGCCGCTGATGGTTGAACTATTCGTTACATGAATATTGCCAACTACCTGTAGTTTTTGGTCAGGACTAGAGGTACCGACACCAACGTTGCCACTGACAATCAAGCCATTTTGAGGAGGATTTGCTACGTTTAGTGTGTAGGTACCAACCACCACGTTTGTGGCGACTTGAAGCCCTTGACGTACAATAAAATCTATTGGTGTTGACATAGTTCCTGCCTTTGTAGCCTGCTACGGTAAGTTCGCAAATGTTACAGATATTTATACAAAACAGGTTTTTGATTCTAGGGTTCTATGCTGGTACGTATAACCTTGATGTTTTTATCGCTGGTATAAAAAGGTGTGAACAACAACTGAACATTACCACCACTAATCTGTGTAGAAATCTCACCCATTTTAGTATAGGTAGCAACAATATTGTATTCAGTTTGATAACTATTCAATCCATCGTGCAGCACCATTACCTGACTGGTTTGAAACCAACTGTTGTTTACATCAGTAATCTGAACAATGTAATGACAACTGCGAAAATCTGGAACAGGGAAACTATCCAATACCACAGGTAGTATGTCATCTGTTGTTACATTTGTACTTTCATATCCAACGTCAATAATCTGAAACGTTGCTCTGGGAGAATTTGTTCCCACACCCAATCTTTTGTTTACACTATCCCAATAAAGATTACTGCTGTCACCAGCAAATATCCCAGAATTATTGTACTGAACTGCACCTGAACTACCACCTGGGAATACTGCTGTACTGGCACTGGTGGTTTGTCTGGTACCATCTGGGAAAACTATAGCGTTATTGGTACCGAAAATACCTATATTGCCACTTACAGCCAGGGTTTGGCTTGGCACACCGGAACCAATTCCTACATTACCACCAATTACTACAAGTGTGCTGGTGGTGCCAACACTGGAATTGGATCCAACAACTATTACTTGTCCGTTATTGGTATTTCTAGCCCGGAGATAGTCAATATCAAGGAGTTTTAATGCCATCCGATATTTATGTGAATTTAGCCAGTGCTTCCATGATGGTCTGTGGAGTAACCCAACAATCCTGTCTTAATGGTATCAGGTCCCAGGATAAAAATTGGTTATGGTATAGATAACTTCTGTCTTTTAACAGATTAGTGTTTTCAGGGTGTCCAAATATATTAGGATCACTTTGCCCCCAGATTACAACACCAGGTTTGCCCAAATCCCAGCAAAAATGCTGAAAAAAACTATCACAGGAAATCCAGGTTCTGCAGGTTTGTACCAGATTTTCCAATTCACGCATGGTTAAATTTTTGCGAAAATCTGCTGTGAGTTGCTGCTCATCGGTCACACCCACCTGAACAACTGGTTCGCTAATTAACCCTAGTAATTCTTTCCAATAGGGATAGTTTTTGGGATTTACACCACCATTGGGTAGTGGTTTAGCATAGGGACTGATAATAATCATACGCCATACAACTTTCTAAATGCCTGTTCAACACTCTGTGTCCAACGCCATTGGTCCATTTTTCTATAGATGTTCCATTGTTCTATATCCCCGAAAAGGTCTTTGGCTTCTTGGATACTTCTACCGGGAATTATTTCCGGATAACAACTAAAAACTGTGGGATTTTTAATATCTTTTAACACAGACTTGAACATAATATGGTCACCCATACCATTGTTTAGAACAACGATGGTTTGGTCTTTTAATCCTATGATATTTTGAAAAATCTTTTCGTCATGATCAAATAGTTCAGCAACATTCAAGTCCCGGATTCCACCACTGGGACTCTTTAGATGCCACGTCATGGCACCTGGAACTACAAGATTTTTAAATCCTCGCTGCGTTAGTTCCCAGGTGAATAGTGTTTCTTCACGATGAGCAACCCGACTTAATCCCAGATTATAATCTGCTACACCGGCACGGTATAAGAATGAACAGTGAAGGTGATCTACCTCTTGGACCTGCTTTATAGGAAACCATTGGATATTGGGTTCATTGTAGATATTCGCCATTTTTCCAGTTACTGTAACTGGTTCTAATTTCCAACCTGGAGTACAAACAGTGCCGCCAATAGCACCCACACCGGGAGCGCAGTGTTTGGCTAAATTTTCCAGAACCGTTGGTTCAGGAATTGTATCATCATCTACACGCCAGATCCATTCAAATGGCATTTGATTTGCCCGTTGATGGTTATGATGTTGACCCTGTTTTCCAGCCCAAAGCCATTCCCATTCTATACCCTTGATATCCATGATTTGAAACAAATTAGTATATACATTCTCTTTACGCATATCTTGTGGGTCATCATTATCATCAAAAATAACCAAGCGTTTTGGCAACTGGGTTTGGGTAATAACGGATGAAATAGCAAGAGGCAGAGTTGTAAAATATCTTCCCTTGGTGGAAATAGAACAGAGAATATTACTGTGAATCATACAGGCACATCATGAGGTTATAATTTTCTGGGTCAGGAGTATTAGAAACTGCACCATCATGATGGATATAAACAATATCAAATCCTGGAAAATGGCTTTCATCTAACCCATGTAATCGGTGGTGCTGTCCCCAAAAACCAGGAGGTTCTTTGTAAGGGGTTGTAATCAGCAATCTCTTGCAGTGTTTTTTAAGTTTTTCAACTATTTCAAGACCGTTATCTAGGTGTTCTATTACTTCAAACGCAATTATAGTATCAAATTGTCCTAGTTCACAGTTGTTTATATCAGCATTAACGAACTGACAATTTTCTCGCCAATTTTGTTCCTGTGCCACAGAGACAATTCTTGCGTCATAATCTAGTCCTGTGTAAAGAATATTATTCGGTAAAAACTGAACACCAAATCCAGTAGAACATCCAATTTCCAGGACTTGTACTCCAATTAAATTTTCTGCTGCCCAGTTATATCGAGCAACTTCTCTGGGGTCAATTGTGTCTCCTTTGAGAAATACAGCTCTTTCAAAATTGTTGCAGAGTTGAAGTTTGTAATATTCAGGATTGTATTTTTTAGCCAGAGTCATGCCATTTTGGAAAAAAATATTGTTCCAGTCTGGAAATAAAACTTTATCATGATAGGTTCCTTCTCCTTTATGATAAAGTGGGAAACTACCAGTCCACCAATTTGCCACATTGTCAAGTGATACCCCATCAACTTGGCAAACTTCATATCCTGCACGTTCTGCTTCTATACAAAATTCAGTATCTTCCCCGGCACCAGCACCATAAACTGTGTTTAACAAACCAATTTTATCAAATACCTCTCTGGCAATCATTACACAAAAGAACACAGCAAAATGAACATTTGCTGGGGGAGAAAATTCTTTTACCAAACAACTGATACCACAGTGTGGATTTATTTGGAATTGTCTATCAAGCATTTCTAGCCATAAATTTTTTGGCTGTTCTAACAGAATGACATCGTTGTTTAACAGAATAATTTTTTCACCAACCGCTTGTTCAATGGCAACATTGTTGGCACCAGCATACCCAAGTGGTTTATCACTCCAGAAGACTCGGAAATTTTTTTTAAACCCCAGACTATCAAACTGATAGGTCAATTGGTATAGATATTCTTTAGTATTATCTGTGCAACCATTTGCTGATACTAACAGTTCCACATCCTGCATGTCTGTATAACGGAAAATACTTTCCAAGCAGGGTTTTAATAGGTCATCACAGTGATTATATGTGGGTATTATAATAGTGTATTTCATGAATACCTTGAGTGTAATTTATACATCAAATATATGGTATTCGGAACCCAATATCAAATTTCACCTGTCTAAACCCCTATTAACTATTTGATTTCAGTTGAAATATTTCAGTTTGTAATGCGCATAACTTGGTGTTCAACTCTTTTATAGCTTCAACTAAAACTGGAACTAGTTTTTCATACTGAACTG